CCGATAAAATCAAACGATACCGGACGAAGCGATAACACAGGTGAACTTGCATCACCCATATCAACAACGTTCTCCTTGTAGCGAATAGATGATGATACGGTACCAAGTTGGCCAGTACTTGAAACAAGAACCGCAATCGCATCATTTGCAATTGTGGTTATACCACGGATACCATGAATAAATGACTTGTTAAGCTCAAGAAGTCCTGCACCAGTTCCATTACCTATACGCAAAGCGTTAGACTCACCAGCAAGAGCCGATGAATAGTTGTTTATTAAAATATTGTTCGATTCTGCGCCGTTATATGCACCGCCACCAGCAGCAGTTCCAATACAAACATTATACCCACCAGTGGTAAGATTAAAAAGTTGCTTATGTCCAAGAGCTGTGTTCGGTTGGGTTGATCCATTTAAAAAAGCTAAAGATTGAGTACCAATAGCAAGCTGTTGAGAATCAGTAGTTGCTGTCGCTAAGGCATTATAACCAATGGCAACATTATCAGAACCACTAGTTACAGAATCTCCGCACAGTGCGCCAAAAAACGCATTCTGTGTACCGCTTGTCAGAGAGATTCCTGACTGCCAACCTACTCCAGTATTATAAAAATTAGTTAAAGTAGAATTTCCAGCTTGACCACCAACAAATGTATTAGATTGGTTAAATGGAGCCCACAAAACAATATCACTACCAATTCTAATCTGTCCATTAGTTGAAGTAGTTGCAGGCAATGCAAGAAAGTTAAAACTTTCAGTTACAGTTGAACCAGATCCAGTAAATATAGCACCGGAAGTACCACCAGTTAAAGTAACGTTTGCTCCAGTAGCAGAACCAGTATTACCAGTAATAGTTGTAATTCCACCACCACCGCCACCAGCTTGAAACGTTGGAGCATTTCCAGCGCCATTACTCGTCAAAACGTGAGTCGCAGTTCCAACAGCTGTCGTAACAAGACTTGTTCCATTAAAAAAAACAACGCCATCTGTATTAGTCATTGAAGTAGCGTTAGTACCACCTTCTATGACAGGCATTGGACTAACTCTTTTATAGCTCATATTAAACCTCTATTTTCTAAATTATTAAATACTTAGTACCGTTAAATATTACTGTTGCACTTTGATACGCAGAGTTCATAACAAATGTAGCAGCTCCATCAAGTAGCACTACACCACCAACAGTTGTAACAGTTATATTATTTGTACCAGCCGTTCCAGCGCTATCTTTTACAGTAAACCATCTTCCTGTAGCAGGAGCATTAGGCAACTGAACTGTTCTTGCGCCACCAGTTGAATCAACAGATATAACTTGATCAGTAGATAATGCTACATAAGGACTCGTGGATACATTTACCAAAGTGTAATTTAAGCTGGCACCAGCAGTGATAGTTACTGTGCTACCTGCAGCACTTGTGGTAATACCACCAGCGCCTACTATATTGATTACACCAACTACTGGTACAGCTGAACCAGAGTCAGCAGCAATTGAGGCTACCCCACCAATAGGAATAACTGAACTAAGTGGATTTAAAATAAATGACATAATTTATCCTACTTAAATGGGTGTAACAGCAGAGAATTGTACAAATCCAGAAGCAGGAAGTGAACCTCGAGCTTTAACCCAGATAGATTCTCCAACAGCTATCAAAAGTGAATTTGAAATCATATCTCCACAAATTATACCATTAGGCGCTAATGTGAATACTGTCGTTAATCCTTGAAAGCTAATTGAAAAATCCATTAATTGATCAGTAAAGTTCTGAACATAATAAATACTAAATGGTGATTCAAATGCAGTACCAACTTGAGTAAACGAAGAAGTGATTGCTCCAAATGCAGCTTCTCGAGCAGTATCAAACTTACCTCTAACAAATGTATTAGTTATCATAATTTCCCTTTAATTTTAAATCGGGGGCACCAATAAGAATGCCCCCCCACAATATCTAACTGTTTTTAAGCTGTTTTACGCAACCGTAGTTATCGCGGTCCACCCAGTGATTCCATCGATATTGATATACGCTCGAGTAGATACGCTACTACCAGTAGAGTTTAAATATAGAGAACCTTGCGCTGCGGAAACTGCGCCATTAGGTGACCCTGCCCCAGAGATTACAAGAAGCCCACCAGGAAGTGACAATCCACGACCAGCAGTTGTAACGCTCAGTCCGTTAGCAGCAACAACGTTTGTTCCAACTGGAGTATTTAATACAATTGTTGTAGAAGCTGTCACGTTTCCGATTGTGATATCACGATCGGATGCCCCTGTGCCGATATTTATTGCAGCAGCAACCGCATCATTACCAATGCCAATAACACCAGCCGAAGAGTTCAATTCCAACACACCAACCGCATCAATTAATACCGTGTCAGCACTAGCTAGAGTAATGTCACCAGTTCCTGCAGATGTAACTTGAACACCAGCAGTACCAGATTGAATAATTGTTTGAGACGCACCAGCTATAGAACCGAAACGAGCTGTCTTGTCTGATGCACCAGTAGCAATGTTTACGATTGCAGCCGTAGAATCTGTAGAGATTGATATCGTTCCTGTACCTGAATTGATACCAAGGGCTCCATTAGCAGAAGTAATATCTAAAGCGCCAGAACCAGATTGAACAGTAGTAGATGAAGTTGTGTTAGTAGACCCTAAAGTGACGGCCTTAACGCCTGCACCCGTAGCCAGCGATACAGTAGTCGCCGCAGCATCAGCAGAAATATTTAAAGCACCAGTTCCTGACTGAACAGAGATCGTAGAGTTATTTGATGCTGCTGTAATTCCAGCAGTACCACTAAGTAAAATAGTACCAGATGCACCAGATGCGCTAATAGTTACAGCTCCAGCAACAGATTCAGTTGCAGTGATAGCTACTGATCCACCAGTTGCATTCAATTGAATATCTTGTCCAGCACCAACAACGTTTATAGCTGAAGTAAGTCCTGCATCAACTGTAAATCCACCAGTACTTGCTATTAAATTAATAGCATCAGTATTAGCTATACCAGAACTAATCTTAATACCACCAGAAGCACTTGCTAAAAGTAAGCTATCAATGCTAGTACCCTGAGTCACTCGGATTTCTAGATCTTCAGTTGTTCCACCATTAGTCTCAAGCAAAATAGAAGGAGACGCGTTAGCAGTAGATATAAATGAAATAGCTGATGCAGAAGACAGATCGAAGTCTCCATTAGCTATAATAGCACCTGCAACTGTTAATGCTCCTGCTAAAACAGTAGCTCCAGCAACATCAAGAGTTCCACCAAGAACAGTGTCTCCACCAGCAGCAACAGTTAAAACATCACCAGCACCACCAGTAATAGCTAGAGAAGCTACAGAAGAAGAAGAAGTACCTTGTGGCTCCCAATTACCAGCAGTTGTAAGGATAAAATATCCATCAGTCAGTGTGTTTACCCAAAGAGTTCCCAATGAACTAACATCAGATGATTTTGGATTTCTTTTTGCAATGATTGGCTGAGGCGCTAATGTTTGCAGCGCATTATCTAAACCATATCCAACATTGTTACTTCTTGAACCCATAAGTATCTCCATAAAGGTTATATAAAAAATTTCTACCCACACTTAAAGACAGCGAGAAGTATAAAGCAAGAAATAGTTGACATTGTATAAATGATTGTATATATTATATGTATAGGAGATATGAACATGGAAGTTAGAAGTAAAGAAAAAATGTTTATTATGCGGATCAATGAATCACTGCATAACGAGTTAAAGAAACGATCAAACAAGTTCAACATGAATATGACGCAATATGTAGTGTCTATCATAAATGAACAAATACTTAAGGAAAACCAGTATGACAAAAACGAATAAAATTACACTTAAATGTGTATCTCTATCAATAGGAATAGTAGCAACTTACTTTTTATTTAAACCAATACTTCAATATTAATAATCCTGTAGGGGGAATCATGATCTTATTCAATGCTTATTCAATAAATCTCTTTGTTATTTTACCAGTACTACTTGTTCCAGCAGCTATAGCTCTTTTTTTATCAGCACTAATCCGTAGAATTAGGTTTTGCATTTATATACTAAAACTCCGGTTGGAGTACCCTGCTCTTTACAGTGATGACCATCAAATACTGGTGGACGCAATCAAAAAGGCTCATTTTATCAAGCATGCAATTAGACTTCTTTTTTTATTACCCGTTGGCGCTACAGTTGCCTTTTATTTAGGTCAATACATCAGTGAAAATAGTCCCGGATATATTACAATAGGCTTATTCATTGCTTATCTAATAAGACTTTTCATTGAGGTAAAAAAGTATAGTATTTACTTAGGAGAAGATGTTGGCGAGATGGTTGGATCTCGTATGAATAAACGCCTCAGTGCTAAAAACATTAACCAATAATCCTGTAGGGGGACCCATGGTATTCTTCATTGCTTATCTAATAAGCCTTTTCATTAAGGCAACTATATTTCTTTTCTTACTAGGACTATTCGGTGGCGCTATAGTTGCCTTAATTCAATTTACAGTATTCATATTCGAGTCAATATTTGGTAAGAATTAAGCATCTTCCCATCCATTAGAGCTTGGCTGATCAGATTCATATTGATCAGCCATCTTATTAAATGTATGTAAAGATTTCGCTAAAGCATTTGAATTACCCTTAGCGCTATTTGCTACAATGTCCCAAATGACTTTCTGACCGTCCTTGGATCCACGCAAATGATTTAATAATAACGCAGGACGAGATCCTTGCTCAATAGCAGCATCTAAGACATTAGTTCCTGATGACAATAACGCAAGAGCATACTTTCCAACTTTATTATTAAGTACTTTCTCGGTTCTTCCTTGACTCGCTATCTTATCCAATCCATCAGATAAACCTGATTGCCAGTTTTGAAGAGAATGTATCTTATCTGCTTCCTTCCAGGTAGCACCCCATACGTCATTCTTCTTTGAGGCCTTATTCAAAGAATCCATTACAGCACCGCGAACTTGATTAAAATATTTACCCTCAACAGAAGTAGGCTTTAAATAAACCTGATTAAGATCTTTTTGAATTTGGAAAAGATCACTTCCCTTAATGGCTGGTGATCTTAATTTCTTGTCTACGATATCTATAATGTCATTGACATTAGCCTTAGCTTCGCTAGAAAATTTATACTTATGGGGAAACTGTAAAGAAAGTTTATCCTTGATAGAAATAAGATCAGTTCTTAATTCATCCGTTGGAACTTTAAACTTGCTTCCAAGCTCTGATTCTTTAGTGTATAAATTTGCCTTATAGTCATTAAGAACCGATGGGTTCTTTAAAGACTTAGTGAATAATCCAGCAATTTTACCAAATCCAGCCTGTCCCAAAGAAGAAGCTACTATTTGACCCATAGCTCCAACTCCAAGATTTTGAGCACCACTTTGGAAAAAACTGCCAACTAAATCAGATGCAACCTTAGGAGCAGTAAGTCCTCCACCAGTAAGAGCAAGTAATGGTAGATTACCAACTGTTGCCTGAGCAGCCTGGCTAACTATATTAGTTGGCTTAGTAGATCCTTTTCCAAACATTCTCTCAACTGTATCTTCTATTTGTTGAGGAATTCGCTGGAGTATATCCGTAGGCCTACCAGGATTTGCTAGCCCTTTAAGCTTTTCTGGTAATTTTGCCTCAGCTTCTTCACTACCACTTGGCCGCCTAGGAACTCCAAGCGAATCTAAAATATTCATAGGCAAACTTGCAAGGTTAAATGGAGCCTGAGCAGCTTTTGTTCCAAGCCCAAGTAAAAATTCCCCTGCATCTTTTAACCCAGACTTTAAACCGCTTGGTTCAGGATTTAAACTTTTAACATCTAAGGGATTATTATCTTCAACTTCTTGCCATCCATTCATGATACTTTCTTCCATCCATCAGGTGTGTTAATAATAGTTACACCATTTTTAGTAAACTTTTTATCAATAGGAAACAATTTAGGGTCTGGATATCCTTCATCGTTACTCTCAGAATTAGCTGCTTCCAATCCACCTTCAAGTATTCTTTGTCTAATATCAGCAGGAAACTTACCACCATTCTCTCGTCTAATTTTTTCAATGTTTTTATTAGTGTCAAATACTAAATTTGTATCCTTAATAATATCTTCAAGGAGAGCCTTTTGAGTTGCCCACGGTTGATCTAAATTAGGCTTAGAAAGCTGCTCAAATCTTATTTTCGCATTGGTTGGTTGACCTTTACGTGAATTAGCAAGCAACGTTACCAATGTACCACCATCAGCAATGTATTTTCTCACATCAGCGTTTCTATGAAAAGTCTCAGGTAATCTTCCAGTAATAGCACCTGGCCACGTAGACTTGTTCTTCTTCAGTATCTCTAGCATGCTTTTTGCTTTAGCATTAAGCTTTTTAGACATGTTGAAATCTTCATACTGACCTTTAAGAAACGGCTCAATTCGAGCCTGGTCAGCAATCTCCTTTCTAACATCTTCTTTAGCAGTCTCTTTTTGTGGCATAATTCTGTTAAATTGTTGCTGTGGCTCCTGATTACCTTGCTGCATCTGTTGCTGATTGCCTTGCATTTGTTGTTGATCACCTTGCATCTGTTGTTGATTGCCTTGCTCTAAACCTTGACCAATTTGCTGGCCACCCATTTGCTGTTGCGGATTAGAACCACCACCAAGCATTCCTAATATATTATTAAATCCGGAAGGATTGCTTTCTTGTAGTTGCGAAAGTAGCTCAGCAGTGTTCTCATCAACATTTAAAGCTTTTTGCAACATTTGTTTGTTTTTAGAACGATGCATCTCACCCATTTTATTTTGTGCTAAAGTTTGTAGTCCTTGCCCAAGACCACCACCTAGTGAGCTTCCAAGACTGCCGCCAAACATAGCGCTTAAATTTTGATTTGGTATATAATCAGCCATTATTTATCCTGTATCGATATATATTTATGATAAATATTTAAGTAATAATTGAATTATGTTTGGAAGACTTTGTCCAACACCACCAGCTAAACTAGAAGCAAGATTTTGACCAAATCCAGGAGCTGCACCTTCTATCTTAGTGTCAAATTGAGGAGTAAGACCTAGACCCAAAAGTTTTGCAAAATGATTTTGTTGCTGTTGATCAAATTGTGATCCCATAGAAGCTAGATTTGTTGACAAATCAGCCCCTGCTTGTCCAAGTTGTTGGCCAAAAGCAGAAGATCTTTGAGCACCAGACTGAGTAAATCTCTCAGCAATTCCAGGCACAGTTTTTTGAGAAAATTGCTCTTGAGCTTGTTGCGCAAATGGTTGAAAGCTAGGGCTACTATTCTGAAGTCCTTGCAGACCCATCTGCCTTGCCTTGTCTAAATCGCCCATTGCTCCTTGGCTAAATCTTGGAAGTTGATGAACTTGCGCCCCAGATCCAGTAAAAAAATTACCACTTGAACCAAGAGATCTTGACCCATTTGAATTCTGCTGCGGATTTGATTGACCAGATCCCATCAATCTTGAACCTGCAAAACCTGCAGTGCCGCCTGCTAAAGCTGATCCCAATAAAGCTAAAAGTGGTAACATACTAACAAACTCCTTAATTATTTAAATTTTTACCATGATAGTATACCAATCATATAGTAAAGCATGAAAAAATAGGAAACTTAAAATGGTAAATAATCAATCATATAACAGCCAAGCTAATCTTGGATCATTTGTTCCCAGCACATTCATATGGGACATGCAGCAACTACAATCAACAAATGTAGATCCAAAACTAAAGGAACTCTTAGTACGACTTTATCAAAACGTAAATAGCATGCAGATTGTACTCAACACAAAAGATACTGCTTACTACAGCTTACAAGAAATCATTAATGGCCAGTTATATTTCCCAACGCCAGGGCTAGACTCAACAAGCTCCCTACAACCTCAACCTAGACAAGTATTTAGAAAAACTATTGATTTTGGCGCACTACCTGGAGGCGCACTCGTTAAAACTGTTCCTCATAACATAGAAGTTGATAATGGATACTCCATAACAAGAATATATGGAGCAGCAACAAACAGTACCCAGACAAGCTTCATTCCATTGCCATTTGCTAGTCCAGTACTCAATGAAAATATAAAGTTAGAAGCAACTAACACGTCTGTAGTTATAACAACCGGTATAGATAGATCAGCTTACACAGTATGCTATGTAGTGCTTGAGTATTTAAAACAAGCATGACATACTAAAAACATCCTTTTTTTGGATACTTACTACTTTTCCCAGGGACTATTAAGCCCCTGGGATTTTTACTTAATTACTGAATTGCACATCGACAATTAGTATCTTCATCAATACAACATCTTGAATTACAACATTCAGCTTCAGTCTTGACTGCAATAGTAGCAGCAACATTTATTACAGGAGAAGCGTTTGCTATACTGTTATCAGAACTATCATCACTTGTAATTCGTGGAACTCCGGGCAAATCTACAGCACCCCTGTCAGTTCTCTGACTAGCTATAGAAGTAGATGTACTATGTATCAAAGGAGACTCGGGTATATGCTCTCTTCGTTGCTCATTATATGAACGGTTAACATTCAAGTGGCTATTAGAACGAGTAAAAGGCCTACAGTTAATATCTTCTTTCTGAGAAGAGTAAGTGTAACCACAAAACATGAGACTTAAAAACAAAACGTGCTTCATAGTATCTCCTATTTATTGAAGCCTTCCTGTGCGCGTAGCACTGAAAATCATAGCGTGTAATTCAAAATCAGACCATGCAATAGCAGGATTCCTTAATTGATCATCAGTCATATAGATATTCAATTGAACACATTCACCATTAGCCATTGGATATATCGGATGCCACAAACGTTCCTGTGTTTGCTCAAGAGGTACTAAATCATAAGGACTTGTTTCTAAAATACCTGTTCCAACTAAGGCACCACTCAGTCCACCAAAGAATAATGAAGATTCACCAGAAGAAGAAATCGAATAATCTATTGTAACTTGACCATCAGATGTTTTATCGACTAAGAAATCTACTTTATTAATGGAAGCATTAACTCCCTGATTTGCATAGAAGTTATATTGCTTAGTTACTATATCCATAGACGAGACTCGAGCTATGGTTCCACCACCAAGGTAAGAACCAGTTACTGAACCTGGTGTCACTATAATCTTGAATGTGTTAGCATCAATAACAGTATCTACTGGAAATATGAGTCCATTAAGACCAGCAAGACCTTGAACACTTTCAAATACTATATAATCGCCAAACGAATTAAAACCTGCTTCAAGGTTATGGTTAACAACCGTAAACGTTATTGTTTGGATATCAGTTATAACTGCATTAGTAATTTGAAGAGCTGGCGCATTTCTATTTTTATCTGGATCAACAATAACTACATACCCTTCTTGATTACCAGCAACAACAGATTTAAATCTGCCCTGAACAGTTACCCCCTCAAGCCATGTAGAGTTATCAGTTTCCCAGGTCGTTAAATCTGTTGACCATGTTTCTTGCTGACTAGGCGTTGTATTATAATATCCAAATGCCGTAATAGAATCATCATTCATAGCCCAAGATCCAGTCTTGTAGTTATAAACTAAAACTTTATTATTGAATGGAAATGTATCACTTCTTGTTGGATCAGGAAAACTCCAATAAACCATTTCAACATAATAATCTCGAATACCAGCAACTCGCTCAATACCGTTACTATCATTATGAATTTGGAATACTTCGTCTGGTATTTTATCATCAATACGCTCAACGTTTGATCCGTTACAAGCATGTATACCAACGTTCCCAACTCCTAAAACAACCGTATCAAACGGAACTTGAGAGAATGTTGATTCAGCACCCAATTCAGTATTAATTTGTTGCCATACAAATGGAAGTATTTGGTTAGCAGTATAAGCAAGTTCCCATGTACTTGATTCAAAATAAACAATAAGTCTATCTTTTAGAAATTGAGCTGTAACTATAGCTTCTTTTGTTGGAGCATCTACATAACCACCAAACCCACCAGTAAGTTCTAAAAACGAATTAACATTAACTGGTGATCCGTTTACTGAATAACGACATCTATTCGTATATCGATATGAAGTTCCAACTGTTCCATCAGGAGAAAAGTAAACACCAACCCCACGATTGGTATTATTACCAGTAATGATTAATTCTGAAGAGGTGTTATTAAAGGTAGCAGAAGCAATTGCACCAGTATTATTTACAGCAGAAACAGTAAGAGGTTGAGCTCCAGGAGTAGCAGCATCAGCAATAGTAAATATAGTTGTACCAACTATAAATGATTGACCTATTGCAAATCCACCTGGAGGAGCTGTAATAACTGTTGCACCTAAATTTCCAGTAGTTCCATTAGTTGGTCCATAAGGATTTCCAGTTACAGTTTCTGTAAACTCAGTTGTATTTAAGAAAACTAAACGATCCTTAAATGGAACAATGATTCGAGCTGTATGAACTCTGGAAGTATTGTTAACTATAGGACTCATAGTAGTCCATGTAGTCCCATCCCAATATTTAATTCTGTCAGCCTCAATGTTATTTGTTACAAACAAATAATAATCAGATCTTAAAAGACCATTCCAGTTTGCGCCCCAGAAAAAATCAGCATTATCACCGCTCCAAACCGCTGTTCCTAGACGTTCCCAGCCAGTGACTTCGTATCTATATGCAAATCTTGTATCAAATCCAATCAGTTCTTCATTTGATACAGCTATTACTTCCTTAGTAATCAATCCCATAACTGGAAGAGCTGGGTAAAAATAAACGATAGTTGATGCTGCTAAAGTTCCTGCAAATGTATATGCTCCAGTGGTAGTATTATAAGTACCCGTTCCAGCTCCAGTAGATAACATAGCAGCTGGAGTTCCAGTCTGATATACCGTAAACAGTTGAGTACCAATAGAAAATAACTGCCCTATCGCAAAGACATCTCCTGGAACAGTTCCTGGTGCAAAAGCACCAGCACCATCAGTCGATCCAATATTAATACTAAGTCTTGATTGTAACGTTTCATATCCAGGCACTGGAGTTGTAGCTTGCATAAGCATAGAACCAAATCGTTTTCGTATTCGTCCACGAAATACATATGCATTATTAAGCAACTGATAAGCATTGTCTGGAATTGCAAAAGGCTTTAAAGATGTGTTTTTACTTGCCCCAGCCTGATCCATACCAATATAAAAACGATCTGTTTGAGCCATATTAGACCCCTATAACGAAATATTGTACACCCTTACCAGAGCCAGCTCCACTTGTTGAGTTAACCCACATGCCAATTTTTATTCCTGTCCATTCGCTTATAGGAGAAAGGACACCAGCAGATAATGGACTTGATGTAGTTCCAAAATAAGGAGTTACTTGTACATTAAATATTCTAGTGAATGCTGGTCCACCGCTTATTGAGTCAACATTGACGTCAACTTTGACATTGGATGTCGCAATGTTTATGTTGCCCCATTTGATCAATATTCCACTTGGTAAATATGACCAACCAGGCATATTAACCGAAGAAGCAACATTATTTATACTAGATGCAGTCATAGGAACTTGAACATCTGCGTTATTAGTTCTTTTTTGAACATACATCTCATTTTGAACAGTTGTCGCATTATTGCGTGTATAAAGGCCTGTATCGTTTGCAGCAATAGCTGGAGTAGCTACTTTAACAGTGAAATCTGCAAATCCATTTCCAAAAGGACTTAGTGCTTGAAAATTACCTAGTAAATCTGCTTGAGATTGGCTCTTAACATCTGTTGGCTGGGGCTTTTGCGCCTGGTATGCCATAATTTATCCTTTAATTTTTAAAATGTATTACCGAATCCACCACCAGCAGCACTACCTCC